TCAAAGCCAATCGTCCGGAAATGGGCTGATACTATGCATCACCTTTGCATGTTCTGCCCTGACATCGTCCACCATTTCGGCCTTGCATTCTTCGAACATGCCACCGTCAAAACGATCGACCCAAAGGCCGCAACCGTAATACGGAAACAATTTCGCCGCTTGTTTATATGTCAGTACACCGGCGCCAATATGGGGCGATACGGACGGGACATCGTGCAATTCGTAAAGGTCCCATGGTTCACCGCAATGCGGGCAATGTATATCAGGCATTGGAAAGATCCTTTCTAGCAATAGCGTCCGCTTTGCGCCGGCTTGTCCCATGGGCCGGAAACGCAACAATCGTTTTGCGGTTGGCTTTTTGGCATAGGCCGCATGTTTTGCAGCTTACATCGTCGGAATAGGTCGCCGGACAAATGACCAGGCGCCGGCCTTCCGGTGTCGTGCCTGGCAAGCTTGCAAGCCGTGCTTTATATTCGGGCATTGTTTCAGCCCAAACTTTGCCCTTTCCGCTTGGGTTCTTTTCCGTCCGGCGTTCATATTCAATAGGCGCCACGGTAACGACCGGCCCGATGTCCAGATCTGCCAATGCGTCAGCGTGGTCAAAATCATTACCAGAAAGATTGACGGTAAACCCGTTACGGTTTGCCATGCCTAACGCATAATCATTCATTATATTGTTCAATGGGTCGAAATGGCTAAACGTAAACCCACGGCGCCCTTTGTTGGCTTGTACCAGCGCTGTCAGCTTTGGTAGGTCGATCGTTTCCGGATCTGATTTGCATGGTTCAAGATCACCGCTTTGATTATGGCGCCACAATTGACCGTCCGGCAAATTAGCGACCTGATCTAAAAAACGGTCATAAGATACACCGGCCTGATTTTGTGAGACCTTATCCCAAAATAGCGCCAAAGGTCCGCTCATTGCGTAACACGGGCCTTGCTTAAACGGGCAAGCGTCCGGGCATGTGTGCCGGCCCGATGTCGAAACGGGAATATCGCCCGTTTTTTTGTTTCGAGATTTTAATGTAAGATTGACGTTTCCGCCTATCGTTTGCACCGGGTAAGCGGCCCGGGCCGTTCTTGCTAAATATCCCATGATAGGATTCCTTTCGAGCTAAGTTTGTTTTGGGCCGCTGGTTTGTTTGCTGGTCAGGCAAAGCGGCCCGGGCTCAGAATCCTATATTCTGCAATTTAATGCAATACTTATTACACTAACTATTTTTTATCTTGATTTTTGAAATTCGTTGGCCTAACAATCCACCATTACACCCAGCGCATGCTCATGCTGGCCCACAATATCTTGTATGCACGTATAAATATGAATTTGACGTGCAAGTATTAAATCGAACAAAACCAGAACACTAAGGTTCTGAAAAATAGGAGAAATGTTTATGAAGCTGAATTGTCGCCAAGCCCACAACATTGGAGAAGCCTTGATCGATGCTGCTTACAGCGCCGTCGATTCCGGCGAAGATCAATTGGTGATCACGGCTGATGATGGGGATATTGCTGCTTGTATTCCAAACCCTTACGGGACACTGCACTACGATCCAGAGCAGAACTTCTGGGTGCAGGTCATGGAAGATTCTTACTAAAAGCCCATAAAACATGGGGGAAATCAATATATTGTGTCTTACGTGCGGAATCATAATGCATTCGCCGTGCAAGTATTTTTGTGAACTTCCGTCAATGCTGCTGCAGGCAATTCAAAACCAATAAAAAAAGCGGCCCCAAGGCTAACCACTTCCAAGGGACCGCTTACCAGCAGAAAGGTAGACCAACATGATGGGGAGAATAAACCATGTCGTTCTGAAATCGGGAGGCGGCAAGGAGGTAGCCTCGGAAAGGAGAACAAGGCCCCGCCTCCCGATCACAGTTTGCTTATGGCACGACCGTTTTCTTATGTCAACAGTTACTACACTAACTATTGACATTTATTTTGATCCATCTATGTTGGAGGGAGAAGAGAGGAGCATGTTATGCCCAGCGTGAAATACTATTATGAAAAAACCAACAAGTCAGGCCGGACGGTTTTTGCCTTCAATCCATCGCCTGCCTTACGCAAGCTTGGATTCAAGTTCGAGCCCTTTGCAACGTCAACAGAGGCACAGGCACGGGCTCTGGAGATTGCAGAAATCTTTGCTGAATATAAACGCACCGGTATAATACCGTCTGCCCCGAAGACCCACAGTGTCGATGGCCTTATTGATTTGTACAAATCCACTAGTGCCTGGCGCAAGATCGCTCAGGTCGAAAATAGCGCCCGCACCTACGATCAGCACCTTCGCTCAATCAAAGGTCTGCTGGGCGCCATTAAAGCCGACAGCATCGATGCAATGGCAGCGGAACGTATATATAAGGAGTTGTGTGACCAGCGCACGTTAGGTCAAGCCAATGCGATTATGCGGATGTTAAGCATCCTCTGGAATAATGGCACACGCCTGAATGCTGTCCGCAGTAATCCCTTCTCAAAAGTTGGCTTGTTGGCCAGTGAAGAGCGCTCTGTCGAGTGGCAAACATCTCAGGTGCATCAGTTTGTTAGAACCGCTGACACATTAGACCTTTCGAGCATCGGCACCTTGGTCCTGATTGCTTATGAGCTTTGTCAGCGTCCTGGTGACTGTCGCCAGATGACATGGTCCACTTACATTGACGGTCTCTTTACCTTCACGCAGGAAAAGACCGGCACATTGATCTCTGACGTGCCTGTCACGGACATCCTGCGCCGTCGTTTGGACGCAATGCAGTCTAATCGCAATCCCAGTGATCCGATCGTCATCTACGAAGGCACAGGGGAACCCTACAAGGATCGCCTGTATCGCAAAAAGGCTGCGTTGGTGCGTGAGGCTGCTGGACTGCCATCAGAACTCAAGGTCGCTGACTTGCGCCGTAGTGGTGCCACCCTGCTTGGGGACGCTGGCGCCACCGAAGATGAGATTCGATCCGTGACGGGTCACAAAAGCCGTCAGGTTTTGAACCGGTATGTGCGACCGAGCCGCAAGATGGCTGAATCAGCACAACAGAAACGTCAATCATTCACCAACGAAGAGGTATTATATGGCAGCACCTGAAAGACCTGCGTCTCTGCTGAAAATGCAGAAGCCGCAAACTCAAAGGGAGAAAATTTTGGAACAACTTCGGCAGGAAATCAAATATCTGCTGCACGTCTACGGAGACGAAATCGAAAAAGGGGCTTAACCAGCCCCTCTTCTTTTTTCATCAGTTACTACAGCAATGATTCGGTTATCTAACCGTTTTTGTTTACTTTTTGAAAAATGATACCAAACTGAAACCATAATTATACCAATTTGGTATCACTAACTAGTGCACTTATACATGCACTAATTATTGACATTGTATGGCTTAATCTGTACCACATGTAGATGACGGGTCTTATCGATTCGTTAGCAGAAGCGAGCATTCCTGGCTCGAAATCGGAAACGACCAAAACTTACGGAGTATTTAATGGCGTTAGATAATGCGAAAATCAGCGGTCAAGCAGACCAACTGTTCCTTCCATCCCTCAACGGGCCGGAGGAATTCCCAAGCTTTCCACAACTGGATCGTGCAAATTTCACCAAATCATTGGCACAGATGTACATTGCCAGCCCAATCTTAAAGAACCAGGCAGTGCCTGTTCCACAGGACACGGCTTTGGCGCTAGTCAATGACAAAACCGGTGAGGTGATTACCACAGTCGGCAGTCAACACTGTGTTGTGCAAAATCAGGTCTTGGCAGATGCGGTGGAAGAAACGCTGGATGAATTTCTTCCAAAATCGTGGAAAGTGACCTTGGAAGAAGGCGTCAGCAATAGGGGTGGCTTTACCTCATTGACCTATCGGATCGAAGACTACTCGGCCGAAATTCGTCAATCGAAAGGCATCCTCACTACCCTGACGATGCAGTTGCATGTCGTAAATCCAACAACACGGGCTGTGACAGCATACACGTCGTTCAAAGACGCAAGCTGTGATAACAATGTGGTGTTTACGCCATTCAAGGCTACGAGCCCACATCTGGACAGCTTTTCTACGGCACCATTGCGTGAGTATATCGAAACGGTGCTCAATAAGGCACCTGATTACATCACGCTCCTGCAGAAATATGCGCAGACGGATCTTTCAGTCACAAAATTTGAGAAAGTTCTGGAAGCGCAGCCTTTCATTTCGGCGGGAGTGCGGGGCGCAATATTGAACCAGTTCAGAGCAGTAGAGGCACCTGACCGTGGCGCAAATGTGTTTGCGGGGCTGTCATCACTTGCTGCCTGGGCAACGCACAATGAGGGTAACTTCTATGTGCGCAACAGCGCCAATAGCGACAATGAAGCGGAGTCCCTCTTCGCCCGTGCGGAAAAGATCATGCGGGTTACTGGAAGTGCAGAATGGGGGGCGTTGGTATAATGGCTGTTGATAAAAATACGATTGCACTGCTGGATGCCATGGAGCACCCCAGCACCACGCCCAAACAGCGTAAAGAAATAGCGCAAAATCTGAAGGTGTATATTGGGCAACACGAAGATGCTGCCCGCATTTTGCGGGAACTGTGTCGGGCGTATGGGCTTTTGAACGGTGACGTGTGGATGCACGAAGCAAATCCACTGAAAAACAACGTGACTGAGCTCAAGCTCATTCAATCATGACCAAAGGCGGCGGGTGATTGCACTAACCTGCCGCTGTGCAAGGCGCTTTTCCTAGCTTGAGCGCCAGACCCCGCCGGTATTGCCCACACTGGCGGGGTTTTTATTTGGAGTTACTATGGCCACGTATCGTGAACAATTAGCGGAAGTTGAGCGCATCAAGCTTCGTGAAGGTGAACGCCGCACGATGGACTGCCCCTTCTGCGGCGCCCGCCGTAAATTCACAATTGATCGACTGGATGATGGCCGTTTGATCTGGAACTGTTATCGGGCAAGCTGCAATGTCAAAGGTATCAAAAATGTCGGTCGCTCAGTGGATTCTGCGAAATCCTACTTGAAAGGCGAAGCTAAAACAGATCGCCGCCGTACCACCCCCCTGCCGGCAATAACGACACGGGTGGAAAATTCACCCGAGGCAATGCGGTATCTAAAATCCGTCAATTCATGGGATGCTTACGAGAGCGGCCTGATCGACATTCGTTTTGACCCGGGCTCTCGCCGAGTTTTGTTTTACAACGACGACCAAACTGGCGCTGTTGGACGGGCTCTGGGCGCCGGCGTGAAATGGATGACCTACGGGGATTGTTCCAGCGGCATACATATCGGTGATTCGGATATTGGCGTTTTGGTTGAAGATGTACCCAGCGCTTGTAGCGTTTCACGTCTCAAAGAATATACTGGTGTTGCTTTATTAGGTACAACAATAACTAATACAATAAAAAGTGCTTTACTTGTGTATAATTCTATTTATATAATACTTGATAGTGACGCAAGCAGTAAAGCCGTGTCACTATCTAAACGGCTCAGAGGATCAACTTATATCCGAGTAACGACCAAAGATCTGAAAGAGCTTACTATGGGAGAGATAGCGGGATTATTGAGGGCGCAGGGCAACAGAGACCATCAATAGCGAACCGCACGGAAAACACACGACCTAGCTTGAATAAACAACTTGGTAAAAAATCAGGGCATATGGAGAATGGCAAAAAAAATGAGAGGTATAGCGGTCTTCGACTTGGAGATCGACGGAGATTATTCAGTCGTTGCAGACATTGAAAAATCTTTGCAACAATGGGCCATGGAGTGGCAAAAGCACCATGACAACGAAAAAGGCGGCATCAAAGTTATTGCACAGCAAGCAGCGCTGACTGACCGCAGAGGTAGCAAAACCGGACCAGTGGAAAAAATTATTTTCCGAAACTAGCCCGAACAAATATCCGTAAAACGATGAGCCCCGCATTTTGTGGGGCTTTTTTATTGACAGTTAGTGTCATACTTACTACAACAACTGTTGCAGTAACAAGGACACAAAATGGAATCGCAATTATTGAAATCCCTGCTGTCGTCCGAAACTTATAAAGCAAATCAGGCAAAACTGAAACGCTCGATTTTTTCGGATGACAACGCTGATCTTTATGACCTTTTGAAAATGGGCCACGCCCAATATGACCACGATCTCAGCCTTGAAGACTTAGAGGCCATGTGGTTCGCAGATCACCCGATCGCAACAAATTCAGAGAAAGCAGACTTTCTTGATGCGATCGCTGACGTGCGCAAATGCAATGCCGTATCAGACGATGTCACTGGCGATGTTATTGCCAAATTGTGGCGCCGTGAGATTGGCCGTGAAATCACAAACCTGGGTATCAATTTAGCCGAGGGTGATGAAAGTGCTATGGGGCTCCTAAAGTCCCTGCTCACCCGTGTTGAAAACAGTTATGACCCCGATGACTTCGGCCCACCCACAACCTCTGATATACACGAGCTTCTGGCCGAAACCTCAAATGCGAATCGTTTTGAGTTCAACATTGCGACCTTAAGCCGGCATCTTTTTGGTATTGGCCCCGCAGAATTCATGGTTGCAATGGCACGACCAGAAACAGGTAAGACCACATTTATGGTGAGCCTTTGCGCTGCGCCAGGAGGTTTCTGTCATCAAGGCGCCCGTGTCATTTATTTGGCAAATGAAGAACGGAGCACCCGCACTAAACTGCGGGCCATTCAGGCATGCTCGGGAATGACCCGTGAACAGATCGTCGAGGATCCAGACACGGCCGTCGCAGCCTACCGTCCAATCTCAGACAACCTAATCATGAAAGATGTTCAGGATTGGAATTTGGATCGGATCGACGGCTATTGCCATGCGATGAAGCCGGATATTTTGATTGTTGATCAAGCGGACAAAGTCGGACTGTCAGGCGTACAATATCAGTCCAGTCATGAACGCTTGCGGGAATTGTACCGGCTGCTTCGGGAACTCGGCAAAAAGCACGACTGCGCCGTCATTGGTATTTGCCAGGCATCAGCCGAAGCGGAAGGCAAAACCCGAATTGATTTTTCGATGGCAGAAAACTCGAAAACCGGCAAAGCCGCCGAATGTGATGTCTTCCTCGGCATCGGCCGTCACTCTGGTGACAACGATGATGGCCTGCCCGACAACACTCGGTTCCTCACAATTTCAAAAAACAAAGTCAGCGGCTACCACGGGACCATTCCGTGCATGATTGAGCCCGACATCGGGAGGTACGTCGAATGATAGGCCCAGGCGATTTAGACGAATATTTCCGGATGATTGATGAATTGCGGGAGAAAGCTGGAAACACTGATCAGGCATCAATCCTCTCCGAAATCGACGCCATATTCAAAGATCAGATTGCTTTGAACAAACGAGTTCTGAAGCTTCAGTTGAGGCTTATGGGGGAGAAGCCGTGAAAGAGCTCGTGTTGGACTTGGAAACGACAGTTTCGAAGATCGATGGGAAAAACGATAACAGCCCTTTCAATCCTGCCAATCGATGCGTCTCGGCGCATTTTGGCTGGATGGGTTGGGATTGTGTTGATGAGGTCCAAAGCCTTGTGTTTTACCACAATGAAAAAGAGACCCCAGACAATCCAGAACCGCTACGGGCTGCTCTGTCAGAGGCCGATGTTCTTATCGCCCATAATGCCAAATTTGATGCGCTGTGGCTTGTAGAAATGGGCTTGCCTCTCCCACCAAAAATTTATTGCACGATGATTGGTGAATACCTTCTGAGCAAAGGTCAGCGACGGTTGATTGGTTTGAAGGCGACAGCGGAGCGCCGTGGTCTTAGTCAAAAAAAGTCTGATCTTGTTGATGATCTGTTCAAGTCCGGTACTGGATTTGAGGCTATGCCTTTGAACACCGTGATCGAATATGCGGAAGCGGATGTGCGTGTTTGTGCCGAAATATATCTGGATCAAAAAAACGACTTCTACAAAATTGAAAATCAGTCCTTGATCCCGATCCGGCATATGTCCAACGAAATGCTGCTGACACTCATTCAAATAGAGCGGAATGGCATTTGTGTGGATCTGACTGCGCTTGATCAGGTTGCAAAAGAATTTACCGCTGAAAAGGCAGCATTGGAAAAACGCCTGCTGGAGATTGTCGATGAAGTCATGGGCGATACACCGATAAACCTGAATAGCGGCAAGGACATGACGAAGGTCGTTTACAGCCGTGAGGTCACAAACCGTGATGTTCATCTGCGCATCTTCAATATTGGACCAAACAAGCGCCCGCCACGCATGAAACAAAAAGAGTTTAATGATGCTGTGCGGACCACCACCACAGTAATCCAGCGCACACAGGCAGTCTGTTGTGACACCTGCGATGGCCGTGGAAAGGTCCAGAAGTACAAGGTCAACGGGGAACCTTACAAAAATCGCAGCCGCTGCCCAACTTGTTCTGGTGCAGGCGCCTTCTATCAGCCCACAGGCAAGATTGCGGGACTAAAACTGTCTCCCAAGAATCCATCCTTTGCCAGCGCAAATGGATTTAAAACAGACAAGGCTACTCTGGCCGGCTTAATATCTGAGGCTGAAGCCAAACGTAATCACATCGCCGTGGAGTTCCTGACCAAAATCAGTCGCTTGAATGCTGTCAGCGTTTATTTGGATTCTTTTGTTAAAGGTATCAAAGCCTGGACCAGGCCATCCGGATTTTTGCATACCAATTTTAATCAGTGCCAGACTGCCACTGGACGCTTGAGCTCTTCCAATCCAAATTTCCAAAATCAGCCGAAGCGTGGATTTCCTATCCGTAAATGCGTTGTGTCCAGATTTGAAAACGGCCTCATTTTGGAGGGGGATTTTGCCGGTCTTGAGTGGGTTTGCGCTGGGGATCTGTCCCGTGATCCACAAATTATCGCAGACATTCAAAACGGGAAAGATGTTCATACGCAAACGGCCACAATCGTGCACCAATGTGATGCGGCTGATGTCACTAAAGACATGCGTACCGCTTGTAAAAAATTTACGTTTGCCCCGACCTATGGCGGCATGGGGGCAAACGAAGCGCCCCATGTTCAGGTCTACTTTAAGGAATTCTTTAAAATCTATTCCGGTCTCGCCAAATGGCACAAGACGTTGACCGATGGCGTACTTCGAAACGGGATTGTACAGACCCCTTCGGGACGCCAGTTTCAGTGGAATGAAGCGAAGCGTTATGGCAACGGTCGGGTCAGCAATCAGACGCAAATCGTAAATTATCCGGTTCAATCCTGGGGTAACGATCTAGTGCAGCTTGCCTGTATCCGAACACAAAATCAGTTCGACAAAACACAATTGAAGTCAAAGGTTATACTCAGCGTTCATGACTCAATTGTGGTTGATACACATCCTGACGAAGTACGGAAGGTTGAGACCATACTGACCTGGGCAATGAAGGATGTTTTGACCGAGGCAACAGAGCGTTGGGGACATGAATTTGTACTACCTTTGGAGATTGAAATCGTCTCTGGCTCCAATTGGCTTATATAACTACTTACTGCAATAACTATTGCATTAATCTACCATATCTGCTACAACAGAATCTCTTAGCTCGGACATTGGCCGAAACCTATGTCCACAAATTTTAACTTTATGGAGAACCCGTAATGAAAGAAAATAATGCTTTGATTGACCCCAAAGAAGTAGAGCAATTAGCTGCTGAAATGGGGGCAATGGTTGCAAACAATGCTGGCAATAATGCCAGTCGTTTACCTGAGTTAAAGATCAACACTCAGGTCGATGATGATGATGGAAATACACTCCCACGGGGTGCTTTCTATTTAAAAGGCTTGGATAATACAGCGTACATGGATACGGCGATCTTTCGTCCACTGTCCAATACTTACCAGTATTTGGAATATGATCCTCAAGCCAAGCGTCTTGCATGCAAATCGCTGATCATTCCGAACTTTGGCGTTGAAGCCAGAGACACAAACGGCACGATCCGCTGCGGCAAACCTAAAAATTCTGAGTTGATGGACATGTCTGAAAAAGAGCGTGAGCGTTTTAAAAACGTGACGTGTTTTCGCCAAGTTCGTGGCTTGGTGACAGGTGTTGGCAAAACGGCAGATGGCGAAGAAATTGCCTACGATAATCAGCCGGCCATCATTATGTTGAAGGGTTCGAATTTTATGCCCTTCAATGATGAGTTCATGAAGGCTATCCCCAAGGGGCGAAACTTCTGGGACTACAATGCCGTTCTCAGTTCACAGCGCCACAAAAACGGAAGTGTCGTTTGGTACACCTTTAAGTTTACGCCAGATCTGAAAAATCCTGTTGGTTTGGATGAACATGTACTGGAGTCCATCAAAGCAATTCGTGACGCCATCCGTGGCGAAAACAAGCGGATTGAGGCAGAATACTTGGCTGCTCTACGCAATCAAAACGTGGATCAAGCGGCCATAGAAGCCATTGAGGGATCGCTGGACGACGATTTGGTGGATGCTGCTTAAATGCTGGAGCCAAAAATACATTTGGCTTTGGATCGCCTGTCCAACGATGAGTTCGACCAATTGCGAGTTGATCCGGCTTGGATAGACGAGGCCGGAGAGGCGTTGAAAGACGCCCTCCACCGCCAGCTGGGCGACACAGGGAAAAATGACTTTCGTTTGCGCATGTCAAATGTTGGAAAACCCCTGTGTCAGCTTCAAATGGCCGATGCGGGCGCTAAAGAGGCTCGTAAACCCTACAACTTTAAAATGATGATGATGCTTGGTGACGCTGTAGAAGTGTTAACCGAACTAATCTTGAAAATTGCCGGCATAAACATCACCGGCGGCAAGGATCAAGTGTCTTTGGATGTTGAAGGAACGGTCATAAACGGAACCGATGACGTCGAAATTGATCACAAAATTTTTGACATTAAAAGCTGTTCCCCATCGTCCTTTGACTACAAATGGTCCGATGGATACGAGCATTTTAAGAAAAATGATGATTTCGGATATGTCGGTCAGTTGATCGGTTATGCCAAGGCAAAAAGCAAGGAACCAGGGGGCTGGATCACTGTTTGCAAAAGTACAGGCAGAGTGAAGGTGCTTCTCTGTGATTCATCAAAAGAGGAAAAAGCTGCGGTCTCAAAGCTGATCAAAGACAACGTACAAGCCGTCGTCAATAAGTCTGCTTTCAAGCGCTGCTTTGAACCGGAAGATGAAAAGTGGCGGGGCAAACCAACGGGCCGGAAACACTTATGCAAAACATGCGGATATTGCAGTTTTTTAGGCGCCTGCTGGCCTAATGCAGAATACAAACCGCATCCAAATTCCAAATCCAAAACCCCTCCTCGCTACTGGTACGTTGATGAGGACTGATGGCCATCAAACCATCTTCCGCAAAAGCCAAGGGACGGAAACTGCAGCACTGGGTCAGGGATAAAATCCTGGCAACATTTCCATCACTGGACCCCTCGGACGTTTTATCAACGTCTATGGGGGCTGGCGGTGAAGATGTGAAATTATCCGCTGCTGCCCGCAATCACTTTGCCTACTCGGTTGAGTGCAAAAGCCTCAAAGCGATTGCCGTCTACAAGCATCACGATCAGGCAGCAAACAACTGCCCCGCTGGTGCGGAACCCTTGGTCGTTCTCAAAGCCAATCGCCGGCGTCCACTCGTTTTGATTGATGCCGAGCACTTCTTTAACCTTTTTCGAAAGTAGAAAAAATGAAAACTCCCTTTTCCCCGAACACGATGGGAATGTTGATTACGATCAACGAAGACGGAGATTTTGACGTCCAAACCGGCGGTGATCTCTCCAATTTAAGCGAAGAAGAACGGATCAATGCATTCGATCTTCTCTTTGGTTTGCAGATTATGCTCGACACCAGTCAGGAGATGTTGGTCCTGCTGGGCTCCGGCGTTCGCTTAGTGGGTCAAAGCCTCAATAGTCTTGAGGATCCGGATGAAGCGGAACCCAGCGAGTTGGTCAACGCAATCCGTGAACGTCTTTCTGAAGACAACGTAATTCCACTTTTTAACAAAGGAAAACCACATTGATTTCCCCGATGGATGAAAAAGAACGCAAAGCTGCAATTCAAAAGGCAGCGGCGAATGTGAAAATCACATACGACGAGCCCATGCCATGGATGGACGAAGCTGATAACATCAATAATCCTCCCCATTACAATGCGGCACCTTTGGAGTGCATAGATGCGATGGAACAGATGGCGGTCGGCTGCGATATACATCCGCATGCCGCATATTGTTGGCAAAACAGTTTTAAATATCTGTGGCGATGGCCCTACAAGAACGGCGTTGAGGATCTCAAAAAAGCCCGTTGGTACATCGATCGCCTGATCACAAAATTGGAGGGCGACGATGACTACCTCTGACAATTGGATGGATGGCACGTTTTTGGACCCCAAAGATCCAATGACGTATTTGGCTTCAGATGTGTTTTCAATGGTGCGCCAGTTTCATAAAACGATGGGTCAAGAGCTTGATCAGCCCTATATACAAAACTCACCTTTGGAACGTCTGCGGCTAAAGCTTATATCAGAAGAATTTGACGAACTTTGCGCTGCAGAGACGCCCGATAACATGCTGAAAGAATTAGCGGATCTTTTGTATGTCACCGTCGGCTACGCTGCAACTTATGGGTGGGATTTGGAAGAGGCAGTACGCCGTGTTCACGCTTCAAACATGTCCAAACTTGATGATGACGGAAAGCCGGTCCTGAACGACGAAGGCAAGGTCCTGAAAAGTGTCAACTATTACGAACCTGACATGTCAGATTTGGTGAGGTTACCCAATGAGCGGCTATAAAAGTAATCTCAATCCCGCCTTCCGATCGAAGTTTTCCGAAGACATCTTCAACTTGAAATATAAGCATGAAGGTGCGGAAACTTGGGATCAGCTTGCATCAACACTCGTCACAGATGTTTGCGGCGAGTTCCTGCAAAAGGATGATGTGCAGCGTCTCTACGAAATCATCAGGGATATGAAATTTATCCCTGGTGGCAGATACCTCTATTATGCAGGTCGCCCAAACAAATTCTTCAATAATTGCTATCTGTTACGGGCCGAAGCTGATACCCGAGAAGACTGGGCAAACCTATCGTGGAAGGCCGAGAGTTGCCTAATGACCGGTGGCGGTATTGGAGTTGATTATTCAGTTTACCGCCCCTCTGGAGCGCCCATAAAGCTCACAGGTGGTTCTGCATCTGGCCCCATCCCGAAGATGAATATGGTCAACGAAATCGGCAGACGAGTAATGCAAGGCGGTTCCCGTCGATCTGCCATATATGCGTCTCTAAATTGGCGTCATGGCGATATTATGGATTTTCTGAGGGCCAAGGATTGGCAGAATATGCCAGTCGGCGCCACCGGTAAAAGCTTTTGGGACATCAAGCAGGAAGACTTCAACTTCCCTGCACCGTTGGATCAAACCAATATATCCGTCAACTATGATGACAAATGGCTGATGCAATATTTCGCAGCCGGATCTCTGGGTAATGTTTTCATCGAAAATGTACGTCAGGCACTGCGCACCGCCGAACCTGGGTTTTCTTTCAACTTTTTCGACAAAGAAAACGAAACATTAAGAAACGCTTGTACGGAAGTTTGTTCGGAAGATGACTCTGACGTCTGCAACTTAGGTTCCATCAATATGGGCCGAATTGAAGACATTAGGGAAATGTCGGAAGTTGTTGAATTAGCGACAAAGTTTCTGATTTGTGGAACTCTGAAAGCAAAACTCCCTTACGAAAAAGTAGAACTTACCCGTGCCAAAAACAGGCGCCTTGGATTGGGCCTGATGGGGATGCACGAATGGCTTATCCAAAGAGGTGAAAGATATGAAGTTACGGCAGAGTTACACAACTGGTTGGCAGTTTATAAAGGGGTTTCTGACAAAATCTCCAAAGCAACCGCAGACAGACTCTCCATCAGCAGACCTGTTGCCAACAGGGCGATCGCTCCGACAGGTTCTATTGGTATACTCGCCGGTTCTAGCACTGGGATTGAGCCTCTATTTGCTGTTTCGTACAAGCGGCGATATTTGCGGGGAAATACTTGGAGGTACCAGTACGTCGTCGATTCCGCTGCCGCCGAACTCATCGATCGTTATGGAACCGATCCGGAGCAAGTAGAAAGTGCTTTGGACCTTGCCGGCGACTATGAACGGCGCATGAAGTTTCAGGCAGAAGTACAAGATTATGTTGATCAATCTATCTCTTCAACAATCAATCTTCCCGCCTGGGGTTCAAAGCTGAATAATGAGGACACGGTTCCTGAATTTGCCCACACACTAGCCAAATATGTCCCCAGATTGCGGGGATTTACGTGTTACCCTGATGGGTCCCGTGGCGGGCAACCCCTTACCAGCATCCCGTACAGCGAGGCAGTGGAAAAGCTTGGCGAAGAGTTTGATGAACATGTCGAAACACATGACATTTGCGACATCAGCGGCACAGGCGGCACCTGCGGCGTTTGAGCAGAAAATCAGGGGAGAAAGAAAATTGAGGCATAATCTTGAAACCTTTCTTCCCTGCAGAAAAACCGTATCAGGTTGGCTGGAACGCCTTCCTGTTCAACAACGACTGCTATTATCGCAGAAACAGCTTTTATTACCGAGAATGGTTGCGAGGCTGGAACTGCGCCTTCTTGAGTAATCAGGAGAGACGCCGTGCTTAAGCAATTTGTAGAAGAGCAACACGCAATCCATGATGCTGAAGCAAAGGAAGCAGTACGGCAATTCTGGATCAAGCTGGGATACGGCTGTATTGAAAATCCGGATGATTTTGGCGTTGATTTATTAGTGGAAGGCAAAGGCCGAAAATTTGGTTGCGAGGTTGAAACCAAAACCGGATGGCATGGGCCTCAGTTTGAATTTCCCACCCTGCGCATTCCGTTTCGCAAACAAAAGTTCACAGATGATCGTGTCACCTTCTTTGTACTCAATTCGGGGCGCACCCATGCCGCTGTGGTTAGCCGTCAGAAGCTCCTGAAGAGCCCTGTGGTGCAGGTAAAGAATAAAATGGTGCCAATGGGTGATTACTTCTACGAAATCAATTTGCAGGATGTTGAGTTTATAAATCTGCTTGCTGGTTAG